GGGTAGAGGATATCTGCGGACGTGATCGTCACACCCGCTTGCAGCGCGAAATCGAGGTCGATGGCGTGCCCGACCACACGGCCAGCGGGTGACGCCAAGTAGTCCGTGAGCAAAGACTCCGGGCAGTCGTCGCACGGTGGCGCCCCGGCGGTCGCGAACGGATCGCGATTCAGCACCTCGGGACACTCGCCCGGGCCGCCTGGGCAAAGCTGCGCGCGGCGCAACATGCGGTTTATGATGAACCGCGGCGACGGTTGTTCGGGCCAGCCGCCGCCTGCTAAAAAGTCGATTCATCGGTCTTCGGCATCGCCTCCTGCTCGATTGCTTCGATCACGGCGCGGATCGCGGCGTCCTTGTGGATGTTCGGCACCGGGCCTGCATAACCCTCCGCGCGGCCCCGGCAATCGTCCCAGAGGCCCGCCGCGTTCTCGAGGCTGGCGCGGACCTCCTGCCGGTTGTACGGTAGGCCTAACAGGCGGGTCGAGCGCTGCAAAAGGCGGACCTGATCGAGAGTGGGAATCTTCAGGTAGTGGATTACGGTCCCCGTCAGGACTTCGAGATGGACGTCCGCTTCGTCCGTGCCCAGGCCGACGTCTTGCACGGTGCAGTGACCGATCGTCTGCACCACCCGCTCGGCTTCGCCCACACTGAGCGGTGGCGCGCCATTCAGCTTAATGGCGTCATAGAGCTTCAGGTCGGCCTCGGCCGATTCGATGCTCGTTTCGCTCAAGCTCCGGCCCAGCTGGTGCATGATTACTTTGCGGCGTTTCCGGTGCGCGACCCACTCTGCGTCTGTCGGCCAGCGCACGGTAACGTCCGTCAGCCCGGTGTTAGCCACCCGAAGCCCCATAGTAATCGTGGATGTGACGTCAAACATGGCTTATCCCCTTGAATCCGCTGGACTTGCGGCCCTACGGTATAATGGTACTGGTATGTACAGATTCATATTTCTTATCAATGGTGGTCCCCAATGAAAGGCTGCGTCGGGTGCCTCGGTCTTATAGCTTTTTGCACAATTCTGGTTCTGGGCGGCGGTGCCCTCAAGCGCGCGATCGACCCGCAAGGCGGGGCCCGAGATGATGCCCGCATGGCCCAAATTGACCGGGAAGCCGCCGCGCGGCGCGAATTGCTGGCAAAGGACCCCTTGGCTGGGCTGGAATTCGAAATTTGCAAGAAGTACCAGGACAGCGTTCGGGCGCAGCTTCTCGCGCCTTCCACGGCGGACTTCCAAAGCTGCGTTTGGCACAACGACCTCGTGAAATACGTAGGCCACGGCCTGTATAAGGTCAATTTCTACGTCGATGCCGAGAATGCTTTCGGAGCGAAGATCCGCACCTCCTACTATGCAGAGGTTGACGCATCGGTAGCCCCGGACGGGACGAGAAACCTGACTGTTTCCTACTCCGACCCGCATTAAAGTCCCAAAATCCCGTCCTGGCCGGTAGTTGCGGTCATGTGGATCATGGGCGACATATCCGTAGGTTGCAGCGCTGTGACGCCGCACTGTACCGTCACGATGTTGTTATCGTCGCCATTGACCACGGTGTTCATGCGCGTGCGCGGCATATTGATATTGAACGAATGGAAATTCGAAGCATCGATCGCCGCGCCCTTGACGCCGAAGCTGGCCGGACCTTCGGTCTGGTTTAGCAGGTTCGTGTATTCCTGGCTGCCCTTCTGCGCACGGGCCACGAAATTCAGCGTCATCTCGCGGATGCCGTATTCCATGCGGCCCCGCACCGCATAGCTGTTCTGCGTTCCACTGCCGGGAAAGATGCCGGTGTCCAGGCGCACGTTGTTGTTCCACCGGAATTCCAGGCTGATGAATGACTGCGACAGGACATAATCGATCCCGTTGATGGTGATGGTGGCACCGGCGGCGTTCAGGAAATGCTCTGCGGTCACGGCGGGCAGCGGCGATAATCCGGGCTGTTGGGCCGAGCCCGAACCGGGCAAAGTGCACGCCACGCGACAGTTGGCGCGCCCCGGCCCGCTCGACATGGTGAGAGTCCATTCGCCCACCACGCAACCGATCAGCGCCCGATCGATAACCGAATTGGGCGACGGCCGGATCTGCTCGTCCCAGGTGAAGCACGGCAGATTGATGCAGTTCACCGCAGGGTCGTTGGGGGTGGCGTCGTAGGTAAAACCCGTCCCGGCGGGCGCCTTCGTTGCCAGCCCGGTCGAAAAGCAGAACAGCCAGGCCATGAATTCGCTCGATACGTATTTTTCGAGCGCCACGCTCGCGTCGATGTGCGAAGGGAAGACCTGACTCGGAAACTCGTTTCCCTTGCCGATATCGGCCGCGTTGGTTTCGTTCACGGGCGAAATTACGGAGAGCGCCGGGTTGATCTTGGTGAGCGACCACATCTCCGTCAGTGCGTTGATCGTCGGCACGGCGGCCTGTGGCTTAAAGCCGAAGGCGATCTTGGTCTCCTGGATATTGGCCGGGCAGGATGCCGGTCCTGCCTGCTGACCCGGCACGCCTCCGAGGGTTTCGTAAATGGTTTTCACGGGCTGCGGCGGCACGGGTGGCCCGGGCGGTCCTGGTTGCTGCGGCGGTCGGTCTGACATGTCTCAACCTCCTATTAAGGCCGGGGCCAGTCGCCCGTCTCGGCCGTTTCTGTGACAATTACCCAATAGTCCACGCCTTCGCTGTCGGTTCGCCGCTCGTGCGGCCCGAGCTCGGTCGTGAGCGCGCCCGCGATCAGCGGGCACAGCCACCAGACCTGGCTCGCGCCCTGCGGCACGCCGTTTACGATCGCGTCCACCAGATCCAGATCGGAATAGCCCCGCAGTGCCCGCATATAGATTTCGACCAGATGCGACCACTTGCTCATCGTTTCCGAAACGCGCTCGGTGCGGATCGCGGCCACCAGCACCTGTCCCGGCTGCATCTGATAGATCGCCTTTTCGAGGGAATTCCGCGCCGGGTTTTCGTCGATATAGGCGGCCACGGGGTTGACCGCGGCGAGTTGCCCGGTCAGTGCCGGTATGCTCCCCAGGGCTTCCGCCATCGCATCGGTGAGAGAGCCCAGGTGCAGCATAGATGTTCACGCGGGCCTGCGGCGCGTGCCGCCCAGCGGAATCCAGGCCGTCTCGACGTACTGGCCGTATTCCTGCTGCGCTTCGGCGAAGACCACCCGGGCGTCGGTCACCGCGAAGCCGATCATCTGCTCGTAGCTATTGGCCCGCACGGCCTTTTGCCGTTCGAGCCGCGTCGTATTCTCCGCGCGTATCGTGCCGTTCGCGGCCTTGCGCAGCGTGAAATTCTTGATCGTCGCCCCGGTCATCGACATATCGCGCACCGCGCGGCGATGCAGCGTGGCCTGCTTGATGATTGCGTATCGGACCGCCAGCCGTTTGGCCTGCTGGCCGTCGGCGTTCTTGGACTGCGCCCAGCGCGATTTCTGCTCCGCGACCATCGCGTCGCCGATGGCCTTCAACTGCGGATCGGAAAGGTTGGGACCGCGCACGCGGCCCGTCTTTGTCACCCGAATGTTGACGGTGTTCATGCTAAAATCCATCCTGTCCGTTGCGACAAGACAAGGTCTGGCTCGGCGTGGCAACGCTACGCGCGGCATGGGATGGCAAGGCCACGCAAGGCATGGCAAGGCAGGTTGTCGAGACCAGGGTTCTTTCGGGAATCCTGGCCTTCACAGCACCGCCCCCGATTCTTGCAGCACGATGATCGAGAAATAGACCGCCAATGCTTCGATGCGGGCGACGGAGTATTCCTTGCCGTCTTTTTGGACGGTATCGCCATATCCTGGGGGAACGGCCAGATCGGCGTTCCGCAGCTTGATATGGCTGTAGCGCCCGGGACTAACCTCCTCGTCGTGCGCGCCCTCTACCCAGATGATCGTGATCGTCTGCGCCTGCAGCGCGTCGCCTTCCGGCAAATATTGCACCTGCCGCCCGAATTCCGCGATCTCGGCGGGCCATAACAGGTTCTGCACATGGTCGCTGATGAACGGGTTGATGAACGTCGCCATAAAAACCCTTTAACGCGCCCGCGCCCCCAAACCCCCAGTTCCGATTCAGAGGCGCGGCGCTTTCCGCTCTGGCACCGCGGATCCTTTAAAGAACCTTCGCCGCCAGTGACGCATTGGGCCGGAACGGCACCATGATCGGCGCGCTCTGCAGCATCACGTAGCGAACGCTGGGGTCGTACTGAATCCAGGATTTGACGTAATAGGGCACGGGCTGGAGCCCGATCTCTTCGTCGCGGATCGCACCGTAGGCTTGCACGCCTTCGAGCGCGGGCGAGCACATGATCACCGTGCCAGCCGGAATGATGGGTTTCTCGATGCCATCCGCTGGGTCCACATACCAGCCCGAATAGACCCAGATATTGAAGCCCTCGATATTGCCCATCAGCACGCCACCCTCGGTCACCTGCGCCATCGGCATCATCGAAGGCAGGTCCGTATAGCGGCGGAAGACGTTTAGCACTTGCGTGATCCCGGCATCGGCGCGGAAGACCTTCCACACATCTACCGTCATTACGACGTCATTCGGAAAGACGCCGGTATCTTCGAGGCAGATCTGCGCCCAGTCTTGCAGGTTATTCAGGATGGGCGGCGTGGCTGCCGACCACAGGGGGTTCGCCACGATCGT